GGCGAGTTTAGTGTTACGAGTTATCTCTTAGAGATCACGAACGACAACGAGTCCATACATATCTGGACGAACCATCTTCTTACCGTAACGAGTCATCACGCCCTTGCGAGGCACGAAGTCTTCGGTTCCGAAGATAGTAGGTGTCACCTGTAGTGGGACGTATGGGGAGTATACATATCCACTTTCGAGGAATGAACCACCCTTGCGTCCAACAAGGATAACGTTACGTGGGAAGTAAGGATCTACATATACATCCCACTTCTTGCTGAGAGAGCCAGTCTTAACTGCTCCGACGGAACCGCGATCGGCATCACCAGTGATGTCTGCACGGAAACCAGCGGTAAACTCAAGAACGTTAGCAACCTCTGGACCACATACGAGGAAGTTTGCACCTCCGCGTAGAGTCTTACGGTGAATTGCCGCAGAAACGTCGTTTACAGTTTCGACAAGAGTCTCATACCACTCTGAAACAGTACCAGTGAAGTCAGGAGTGGTTGTTGTGGTTCCAATCTCTGCACCAGTTGTACGGTTTACAAAGCGTCCAGCAGCACGACTCCAGTACAATGTACTAGCAGTTGCGCCCTTGATTAGGTCTTCAAGAATCTCACGATCAATCTCAAGAGCGATTTGCTCAGAAAGAATTGAAGTAAGCTCAACCTCTGCATCCAAGTTGTGGTATGCGTTAAGGTCTTGACCTAACTCAGGAGTCCACTTAGCTTTCAACTTCTTGGTGATTGCAGTGATGCTCACTGAGTCAACCTTGATGTCGATTTCTGGGATTGCAGATTCGTTCTCAAGCCCCCAAGAAGTAGTACCTACGACAGCGCCCTTAGCGTCTGCTGCCACAAAGTTATCTACGATTGGGAAGTCTAGAGCTTGAGTAGTTCCTACAGAAGAACTGATAGCCATAGGAGTGGCACTATCAGATGCCCACACCATGTGTAAATCAGTTCCAACAATGCTGTTAAGCCTACGACATTGAGTAACGATGTTTGAATCAACTGCAACCAAGTCTTTAAGGTTTATTTGAGCCGCTTCCAACGCCGCAAGTGGCGTAGACGCGATGTATACATTGGTTGTTTCACTCGTAAAGTCAGGATCGAAACGACAACGCTTGTCACCAGCGGCAATAGCTGCTGCGGTAGACAAACCGTCGTACTCTTGCCCAAATGTACCAGAGGTAACTTGAGTAATAACTGCCGTTACTGAAGCTGTTGGTGAAGAGTAGCCGTTGTTGAGGTTGTAGAAACTGTCTTCTCCAGAATCGCCAGAAAGTGAAACACCGCCTGTGATCTGTGAACCGACAGCGCCACCACCGTACAATGATTCATTTAATTCTGAACCTAACTTTTCAGTTGCGAAAGTAAAGTCGAGGAAGAAAATGAGTCCTGATGGAAGGCTCATTGGTTGAACGCTTACTAAGTCGTTAGCGATAAGTCCACCGAATACACGACGAACGATTGGGAATGCTACAGCGGCGAAACCTTCTACGTCTCCGCCTGCCATTGAGGAAGCCTCGCGAAGAAGCTCCTTAGCTTGGTTTTCAAGTAGGCGAGCCATAGAGTTACGGTTACGATCAGAATCGATACCCTCTAGAAGTCCAGTGCGCTCCCACTTGGTAAGAAGAGCAGCGCCCTCCTTAGAGAGATCGCGGTCTACGATACCCTCAGTTAGTTTATTAAGAATTGACATCTTAGTTATCTCCTTTAATGCCTGCTAATGCTCTCATCCTGTTATATTGTGGATTTTGAGCAGATTGTTGTTTGTTTGTCCTCGAATTATTACGAGGGAGTGTTGGAGAAGATCTGTCAACTGCTTCGCTTAGTGATTGCGGGGCACGCTTTGTGCCTCCCACTGCGCTTTGAAGTGTTTCATAGATTACCTTCGCCTCTTCTACAGAACCAGCAGTTGAAATAGACTCGACAATTCTTGTTCGTTGTCGCTCATTCAAGGAGTTGCTTTTCAAGACACGGTTTGTGTAAAGTAGTCGAGCGTTGGATAGATTGACATCTTCCATTCGCTCATTAAGTGTGGTAAGTGCTGTTTGAAGCTTTTCGTTTGAAGCGGTGAGTTTCTCAACCTGCTCCAAATACATATCTGCTTCTTCTCTTGCCTTTTGGAGAGCTTCGTGCTCTTCGGCAAGTTCATCGTCTTTTAGATTAGCGAGAGTTGCCTCTTGCCCTTCCAAGTCTGCCGATGTTGGAGTTGTTCTTCCGCCGAGTCCTTGACCTGGCATTCCGACATCAACTTTGAGTTCTTCTGCGATGGCGGCGAGTAGAGTTTCGTCAAGCTCGATTTCTTCGTCGGCTTCTTCGATTGTCTCCTCTGCTGTCTCAGCAAGTTCCTGAACATCGAGAGTTACGGTTTCTTTACCATCGTCACTTGATGCTTCGACTTCTTCGTCGAGAACTTCTTCTGCTAAGTCTTCGTGAGTTTGTTCTGCCTCGGTGACGCCCTCTTCATTAAGGGCTCTTTCGAGTGCTTCCAAGTCGAGCGAAACGGTTACAGGCTCGCTGCCCTCTTCGTTTGCGTAGGGAACTTCGTTCATTACGGGACTTTCGGTGGATTCTTCTTCCTCTTCGAGTTCTTCTTCGAACTCTTCACTTAGAAGGGACTCGACAGCCGCCTTCACTTCTGAGGAATATTTTTCAACAATTGACGCTTCGGCATTTTTCATTGCCGCCTCTCGTAAGGCTTCTGCGTCGATGATTGCTTGTTCAAGCAGGGTGGACATAGTTTATAACTCC